GGAAAAAATCTTCTTGCCAAAGATCTAAGCTTGTAGTGGTAGATATAGGATCAGAATCCTCTCCCACTCTAAGAACATAATCTTCAAGATACGTTAAAGCCTCTGAAATACTCTGGTAAAGCTTATACGTTTTACTGTTTACGTCTGCCTCCCAAACAGGGCCACGCTCTAAGACTGATAAAAAAGAATTTAATAACTTAGCCAAGAAATATCCCCCACTATTGCTAGTTTGCCATTCGGCACAGCGATTGAATCTCCAGTTATAGGCGTTCCAGTAAACGCAATTTGAACAAGTTCGTGTTTTGCCTCTCCTGAAGCTATACTGATAGCCTCCCTGATCTGTGAAACAGGCATTGCGTAAGGGAACGCTGTTAAACTTGGAGACGAATTTAACATGAAATACTCACGCAAGCCAGCCTCAATAGCATTTTGAACAGCAAGCTCATTAGGTGAAATTCTGATCGTAAAATCAAGCGGATGAGCTGTCGGGTCTAAAGTCGAAACCAATACACCAGCCTCGACTCTGTCCCTTACGGCTACCTGAGCAGCTCCAAGTTTGCCAGTCTCAGGCTCTATCGTTTCAGGATCTTGAGCCACATATGATATCGTTATTTCTCCATTTGCTGGATAACGAGGAAATACAAACGGACGCACATCGCCCAATGTCTCTGTAATCCAACGCTGAATATCGCTTACAGAGCCAGTCCCAAAAGTATTGGCAATCGAATCTCTCATGCGATACCTCCAAGATTCAAGCCCTTCAAGATCACGCCCTCCAATGATTCCACCTGCTGCAACGACCGCAGAATCATCAATGCCTGCAATATCGACTTCTAAGAATAATTCGGAAGTCGCTGCCTGATTGTAATCAACGCCTACGCTCTCGGCTATAGCTGTCACTGTTGCCACGCCTGCACTTATCACGCCCGAAGCCGTAGTCTTAAAACGCAACCCAGTAAGCGAAACTAAAAATGTATCTATGGGTATAGTAGAGCCATTTGTTCCAGTGAAAGTCACAGAGCCAGAAGCAAACGCTGCCTGAATTCGTTCGACCTTGTAAGTAGGTAAATGCCTTTCATAGAGAGCTTCTTCAGAAGCTGAAAAGATCCATCTATCTAAATAAGTTCTCTGAACATAAAGAATCGCTAAATTAACCATTTCAGCCAAAGCCGAGAAGAAAGGATAAATAAACGATTGCTGATACTTTGCAGTAAACGATGATCCAGTGAGTGACCTGAATGTATTAATTCCAATGTCTCTAATTGTATCTTTGCTTGGTTTTTCGATTGGCATATTACTCGAATCCTATCTCCAATTGATCCCCGTAAGGATTTATTTTTATTGCTTCACCCGAAGCATCATCCCACAGTGCTTTAAACTTATTGCTATTTGCTTTATATATTTTAATTTTAAGGCTTGCCTTATCTAAATCAGATTGACCGATTGCGACCTCAACATCAGAAGCGATTCCTTCAGTAATCATCCACTCAAGAGACTCAAAGGCAGCGAGTTTCATTTCTTCAAGAACCTGATCTGTTTTTGGCTGATTGCGATAAACCCACAAATTTGAGCCTATCGCTAAACCTGTCCTAGAGCCTGCATTGTCTCGCTTCTCGTCCTCTACTTCTTTATTAGTAAGCAAACTAACTAGAACCATTGAAGCGATGCCGCTAGAAAGCAGCATATCGTTAAAATCGAAATTCAAATTCTGATCATATTTTTTTAATAGATCGGTCATACAGTGAAATCCTCATCTTTGCCGTAATCAGAGGCATGATTAAAACCTAAACGCCTATGCAGATAAGTTTCACCGCGAACGAAGGCAGCAAACTCTTCATGCAAAGCCTCTTTAGATAGATCAGGGGAACTAAAATCATTTGCTGAGATGATGACGTTTTTATCGTCAAATCTCCAGATATGATAGCTATTAGCAGAAGCACCTTTTAAAGTAGAGTTATAAGCGACACTTCTCCAACCTGATTGTACTTTTAATCTGATATTTTTTTTAAACTTAAGTGCTAAATAATCGCAAAACGCTTGAGCATAGCCCATTCTATACATCCCGATCAAAAGCTCCTGAAGCGATAAACCCTCAGTCCTATGAATTATTTCGCCCAAAGTAAAATTTTTAGATCTCGCCTTGAGAGCCTGTTCTATGATTGCCTTATCTAGAGCGATTTTTAAATTCATAAGCTCATTTTACCTCACTTGTTTAATTTTAACTCATGGTAGGCGATGGAGCAGGGCCACCTCCGTGAGTATGACTGTTATATTGACTTCTCATCTCAGCCATAGAGCCGTTAGCATCTGAAACATTACCCGTTACCGTTAAATTCCCTTGAATGGCAACGCTGCCAATAATTGCAATTGAACCATCTTGCTTTAATATTATAGAATTTCCGTGAACCGTGTAAAGTTCCAGTTCCCCCTCTACAAGCTCGACACGATTAAAAAACCGAGTAAAAACGCCCATAAATATAAGATCCTTTGCTTGACCATTGGGAGATAAAACTAAACCTCTAGATTCGACTGGAACGCTTGATCTGAAGCCGTAAGGCTCCACTTTAGAAACTCCACTGCGAGCCTCACCCTCAAGTAAAACTTGCACTCTATCAAGATTCTGCTTTAATATTGTGCAAAATTCTATTAAACGTGCTGAAATACTCATGGATTAATAATCTTAAGCGTTCCCGCTTTTGAAGCCTTTCCTGTCTTTTTGGTTTTTGGTTTTTTAGCCACTTCAGGCTTAGCGAGAAACTCATTCGGCTCTGCCAGTGTAAGTTCCACTGTATGACCTTCATTTTCAGAAAAGCCAAGATTTACAGATTTTATCATATAAATACCGTTGAAATCGGGTCTATCAGGATAGTTTAAATTTACTTGCCTGTTAATATCTACCACCTGACCATCAAAAACCCACGAAGCGGCAGGGATTGCAAGCTTCATAGATGAAGCCCTAGCCGATCTAACTGCGACCTCAAAATTAGCGATAGCCTGAAGCTCTGCAAGAGTGGCTTTCTTTGCTGACTTGATTACTAAAGGTGAATAACCTATCGCATTAGGATCTTTAGCGATTGCACGCTGGAACGTCTTTTCTGTTTCAGATATTACATGAATTTCTGAAAACACTTCTTGCATCTCTCTGCCATACTCAAAGCTTTGTATATTTTTTTCTAATTGCAATCGAAAGCTTGAGCCTGTGACGTTTCTGTCAATGATCGCAATATCGCCAGATGGCGTATCTATCATTAAGAGTCCATTATCTTTAATCAGTTTATCGAGTGCGTCAAACACTGTCTCAGTGCTATCTATTGCGAATTTCTCTACTTTTGGATTTCTAACTATGCTTGAAACCTTTACACCAAATGGCTTAAGTAAAGCGTCCACGATTACGCTTAAGTTTGATTTATTAAAGGTCTTCGCTCCTAAGTGCATACACCTAGCGAGATTGAAGCTTTTACTTCTAAACTGAAACTGCATCTGAGTTTCATCAGCTTGGATCTGATTATCAGCGAAACACTGACCCGTAAATATAAGTTTATTATCGTGATATAACTGAACCGTTCCAGTTAAATCTATATTTGAACCTGCTGCCAGAATCATCTCCACATCAAGAATACTAACAAGCTCGTCAATCGATCTGCTAAATCTAATATTTCTTAGTTTATCGTATTCCCCACCATCAGACGATCTTAATAAAAAAGTCATACTAAAACCTCAATAGATTCTTTTTCAATCCTCATAGGATTAGTTATAGAATTGCGTTTCATGACGGACTCGACATCATCTTTAGTTATATTATTGGCATAAAGAACATCTACGATATTTCTATTTTTAACATTTTCGATTAAACCCACATTCGGCAAGTCCTCAGCGACTTCAGGAAGATGGAAAGCGACCTTATTAATCAAGTCGCTAACTACCAAGCTAACATCATATTCTAATTGTTGATCAGGCTCATTCATTACTGCGATTGTCGTTACAAGCTCATCTTTAAACTTAATGGCTTCTTCGTAAGACTCAAAAACCAAATCAGGGACAGAATCCGAGATTTCTGCAAGAATCAAAATCTTAACGGCACTGTCTACAGCGATGACATTTTGATTATGATTTGCACCATCTGCCGTATTTGTATTGATCTTTTTAGGCTTCTTGAGAATCGCAGGCTTAAACTCAGACACGTAAGTATTATTATTTGTTGAGATCTGCGACATATAAGATAGCGTCGTACTCACAGACTGGAAAATATCCGCAGCCGTAGAAAATGACGGAACCGAGGCAATAGCTGTATTCAATAAAGTTAGATTATTTGAAAAGTTCACATTACCCGTCCCCGTGACTAGGTTTTCAGCGAACCTTGCACTGGAAAGCATCCCTTTCAAAAATGTATTTAATCCAAGAATTGGCTTTCTTGCTCCGTCACGAGCAAACTCTGAAACGCCTTTCAATACGGCATTACGCTCTAATATGCCACTCGCTGAAGCTCTAAGCTTCGTGCTTAAGTTGCCAAAATCCTGAACAGCCGAAGCTCTAGGACGTTCAAAGATTGGCAATCCTGCCTTTAAAAACGAGATTCTAAACTTAATAGTGTCTTGATAAGACTCATCAACGATCAGAGAACAGTTCTCAGCATGAACCTTAATTTTACCCACGAAATAAGGATGCTGATAGTCGCCAGAGCCTTTCTGCTCACAAGCCCTCTTCAGGCTTACCCATTGCTGCTGAGCCGTGTCACCCAAAAGCAAGCCTTCAATTGTGAAACGGTTTTGCAGAATTGAAACTTCTTCGACTGCATAGTTATCAGATCCAGCGATTCGCTTTGTGACAAGAACCCTCCCGATCTCATCATCAGTGAAGGTTACAACCTCAAAAGGAACTGATCTAAAACTCGCATTATAACTTTGCCAGACCATGATTAGCTTTGAGCTATTCTCCCTGTTTTTATTTTACTTTTATCGATCTTAAAGCCTTGCGAAGACTTAACTTTAGTGTCAGTCGTACCATTTTTAACATCGACAGTTATCGCTAAATTCGCTTGCTGATTGACTGGTGCGTTTACTGGGCTTGCCGCATTGCTGAAAGATGGGCTGTTAGTGATTAAATCAGGCGGAGCTAATTTCCCGAGAGTCGGAGCTAAAGCGATAGAGTTGCCTTGTATAGCCTCAATCATGTTTTTCACTTGAGTATTAACTCCCTTAAATTTCGTGTCAAACGTCAAGACCAAAGGCTGACTGAAGAACGCTGCGATTTGAGTCGCAAAGTCAATCATATATTCTAAAGCCTCATTTACACTACGAAGAATTGCATTCCAAGCCTGAAACGCACTTGCAATATCAGTAACATTAATTCTTGAGGTAACTGAAAGCCAAGCTGCTAGGATTTCCCATAAAATTTTAACAACAAAACCTAAAACAGTAATAGCTGGCAAGCAAGCCGTATAAATCGCTACTCCGAAAAATTTAATTAGACCAATATTAAATTTAAGAACCTCGACAGTGGCTTCAAGTGAGCCTTTAATCGCTTCTATCGTCTTGGGATCAATGTCTTTCAGACCGTCCCTAAAGGCGTTTAAAAAGCTTATCGATGAGTCGGCTAGATCTTTGATGTCGAAAACATTTATTAAAACCTTGCCTAGTTCAGCTAAAGCCAAATCCGTAGCATCTATAATGTTAGCCCACTTACCGCCCAGAGTCTTAGAAAGCTCTGCCATTGCGTTATTAAAGCTTCCAGTTCTAATCGAATTGATTGCTGCATTAAAGAGCTTAAAATCCACAGCCCCATCACTGACAGCCTTGCGAATATCACCGTATGACTTCCCTGTCATCTCTGCAATTCTTTTAATGACGGGAATTCCCCTATCTTCAAATTTATCTAATTCGATTAATGTCGCTTTGTTAGCGTTTTTTATACGACCGAATGGAGTAACCAGTTCCGCAACATCAACACCAACGCCAGCCGATAAATCACCAAGAAGCGTAAGCTGGGGAATCAGCTCATCGACTGAGCTTCCAAATGCTAAAAGCTGAACAGCGTTCTCGCTTAAGCCTTTCAAACTAAACGGAGTTGATGAAGCAAAATCTGCAAGAGTCTTAGCTAGAGCTTTTCCAGCTTCAGCCGAACCAAGTAAACCTTTAAATTTAACTTCAAGTGTCTCAAAATCAGCCGCGTTCTTTAAAGCTGCAACACCGATACCAGCTAAAGCCGCTCCAAGTGCTGCACCAACAACGCCAGCCATATTTTTCAATTGATCTAAATTGTTGCCAATCGATTGAAATGCTGGAGCCGTGCGATTTACCGCATCGAATATTATTTTTAATGGGAATGATTCAGCCATTCTTTTTAGATTTTAATTTCTCTGAAAATGTTTTAACTTCTAAGAAATAAATCGCCTCCTCATCTGTAATCCTTGCTAGATCAAGCTTTACAAGATCGTGAGCCATTAAGCCGAGGTCTGTGTAAAACCTTGAAATACCGCAAAAAACTCGATAGCTAATAGCTTTCCCACGATTGCAAGAACCTTTAAGTTATCAGAAAGTTTCAGTTTTTCAATAAACTCAGCACTAGTATCCGTAAGCCTTCCAGCTACGACGAGCAAAGCCTGTCTAGTTGGGTATTCTATCTTTAAAGCGTTGATAAAGTTACCAGTTAGGTTAATATAGTCTTCTTGAGTTGCTGCCGAAGATAAGCCCTTAAAATCAATCTTAGAAAGCTTTTCAAAGTCTAAAGCTTTTACGAAGTGAATAACATCAACTTTCGACAGATCTTCACCTAGCGGATCTCTTACGGTCAGCTCGCTAATTGGTTTATCACCATAAAGATATTCTTGGCTTAGTTTAATTAGTTGAGTCAATTTCAATCTCTCCTACTGATACAGACACGTTCGTTATCTCACCAGAACTTAAATTTTCTTTAGGAAGATCTCCCTTCAAGAAACATTTTAAGGCTCTAATTGTTTTCGTCGCAGTCCTTAAAACTATAGTCGATCCACCAGATGCCATTTTAGAATTAAAATTATTTATAATCGCTGCGGCTGATTGATTCCCCGTCGCGATTATAGGTAATGTTAATTCTCCATTCTGCCAACGGCTTATCGCGACGGTTTTACGCGTTGCTAAATTAGTTTCCTCAAACCTAATGCCTGAAGGCATGTATTCAGCACCCTCACCCACATCGAACGGAATACCGTTCAAAGTCGCTTCATAAATTATCCCTGCAATTTCCATATTTTAAACTCCTATAAAACCAGCTCCAAGCCTAAAGCTAGAATATAAGTACTGTTAGAATAATTGACTTTAGCCACAATATCAAATCTGTCAGATGACACGCGAGTCACTTGCAGAGTGCTTTTGAACTCAGATAGATTCTCTATGTAAGCTCCCTGAGCTAGTTCTAAACCAGCTTGAGCCATAGCTGCCTTTAAAATATTAGTATTAACTAAAGGCACTGATGAATTAACAGGCTGCGGAAGATCCTCATCGTAGCTAACAGCATTTTGGAACTGCTTTAATGCTTTCTGAAAGTACCAGACAGCGTAGCTTTGACCAAGAAGAAAACTGAAATCATCGAATTTAGTCGTTTCCTGAGCGTCTTCAGTCGTTGCAGATGTTCTATAACGATCAATAAAAACTTGCTCATTGATAACTTTATCAACGCTACCACCATCAGCTAGAATGCTTTCTCTTTCAGCCCTTGAATAACGGCTAGCTGCTGGAGCTGGAAGATCATCAGGGATTAACTCTTCGCTTGTTCCTAATGCTGGTTTAACTTGGGCAGTGTAAGATAAAAACGCCATATCGTAAGCTGCACGCTCAAAATTAGGCATAATCTTGCCGTCATTCGCTCTAACTGCGATTCTTGGCTGATTTATGTTTGACATAAATGTCGTAAAGTCCGAAGCTGTAGCCGTTTTACCAACTATGCCGATCATGTGCTGCATGTAAGTAGCAGTCGCTCTCGTGTTCATTTCGTTGCCTAGATAGTCTATGACAGCTTTTAGGGGATCACTGAACGCCACGAAATTATAATAATCTTCGCCTAAAATATCGCCTATCGTTGATAGATCTTCATTACCAGTACCACTCGCAAACGCTGTTATCGTTGTCGCGATACCTGCTGGATTCGCTTCACCTTGCAAGAAGTTAATTCTTGCGTTTAATTCATTTCCATAAATACCGTTATGCCTAGCCGTGATATTAACCAAAGTAGGATCAACTCCATCGACCGCTAAAGTAAAGTTTGCATCTAAAATCTTGTTAAACTCACTCACGATGCGAGCTGCGATGATCGAATCTGTATCTCCACTATTAACAGAGATTGAACGATAAGAGCCTGCGATAAAAGTGTTTAAACTGCCAGAAGCCGTAGCCGTGCCAGTTACGTTAATTGAAGCGACTGCTTTAGCTCCTACTGGCTCAGCGACCGCAATCGCATAGAGAGCTGGAGCACCTTTTGAAAAACGAAAATAAGCTTTAGCCATTCTATGAAGCATAGAACCTGCTCCGAATAATGATCTTGCACTTGCTTCAGACACTACCTTCGCTGGAGTGTTTAAGCTTGCCGTGCCTGTGTTCAGCTTGTAGCCTAGTATTAAAGATTTATAAGGCTGGATTCCAGTCTTAAAATTAGCTGATTCCTTGAAGCCCTCAACGTAAATATTGGGGATCTTCGTAGTCGGTAGAATTACGTTCATACTTCAATACTCTTATTTAGGTTTGATTTTGTCAATTATTTTTGCGTGTTCAGTGCGGCAATGGCAGCATTGTCAGAGGCTTTCTTTAAGAGTCCTTGAGGGTCTTCAAGTTGCACAGCGACCGCATCTGCGAAATCGTTTAAATCGACATCTAAAGCCGTGGTTTTGAAATCGTCAATGTCTGTGACCGTAGCATCTTGAACGGAAACGATATTAGCATCTACTGTTTGAGTTGCCTGATTAAACGTGCTTCTAGAGCTGACTGCTGCATCAAGATTATTTAGTCTTGAATCATTTGTTAATAATGGATTTGTTGGTCTAGCCAATACAGAGCTTTCCTTTGCCGTGCCGAAGCTTGTCAATTCTGCTTGAATATCGCTAGCCGAAAGGTTATTAAGTGCGTCCAATTCGCTAGTTTTCGCTAAACCAGCTTGAATCTCGGTTATAGCCGAAGCACCGACCGCATCCGCATCAATCGCTCCAGTCGTGAAATCCCTAACGATTACAGTGTCCGTATCTGGATCAAAATCTTTTAGATTATCAAGCTTCGTATTTGCACTTGCAATCCCTGCGTTATCTGGAGCCGTGTAGCTAGCCGAAGCCATTCTGCTAGAGATTGTCGTATTTAGATTATCCTTAATCCTCTTCCCGATTGAATTCGTAATCGAAAAATCAGTATCAAGTTTATTCCAGACTGCATCAACGATTGCTGAAACAGGGAGATTCGATGCATCAAAGGTTAAATTACTTATGGCATCAGCTACAGCCGCGAGGAACGCTCCCCCGTCCGCTTCGTTCAGTAGTCTGGTTTCTACAGCTTCAGCTATAGCTAGAACAGTATCATTTGCAATATCTACTAACTCACTAATATGGTCGAACGTGCTTCTAGAGCTAACAGTTGTGTCTAGATTATCTAAGTTATTCGCTCTTCCCGTTGTTAGCTTTCCATTTAGCGAGCTAATTCCTGCGTTATCTGGAGCAGTATAGCCAGAAGTCGCTAATCTACTGGTTATCGTATCGTTTAAATTATCTAGATTATTTGCTCTTCCCGTGGTCAGCTTCGTATTCAGTGAGCCGATTCCTGCATTATCTGGAGCGGTATAGCCAGCCGAGGAAAGTCTGCTAGAAACAGCTATATCGATTCTTCCCAGCTCCGTTGCCAGCTCAGACCTAACAGCCGTCGCTATTGCTTGAAGTTCAAGTAAAGGTAAATCTAAATTCGTGTTAATCAAATCCACGATCGCATCTATCAACGCTTGACCGTCACCGTCATTAATTAAAGCCGATTCGACCGCAGTCGCAATGGCTGTCCTTTCACCTGACGTGAGAGTAAAGTTAGCTTTATCTGTTAATGAACGAGTGACAGCCGTCCAGACTGCATTTGAAATATCTGATAGCTGCGTCGCTAACAGTGGATTCGTAGGGATCGCATTAACGCTGGTCTGTGTTGATCTCGTTGAAATCGCTGCGTCAATTCTTGCTAATTCAGTCGCAAGATTAGTCCTCACGGCTGCGGCCACAGTAGCCATTAATGCTTGACCGTCACCGTCATTAATTAAAGCCGATTCGACCGCAGTCGCAATGGCTGTCCTTTCTCCCGAAGTGAGAGTAAAGTTAGCTTTATCAGTTAATGAACGAGTGACAGCCGTCCAGACCGCATTCGCAATGTCTGATAGCTGCGTCGCCAATAATGGATTTGTAGGGATTGCATTAACGCTCGACTGTGTGGCTCTCGTTGAGATCGCTGCATCAAGATTATTCAATCTTGAGTCACCTGTAAGCAATGGAGTCGTAGGAATCGCATTAACGCTGGTCTGTGTTGCCCTAGTGCTAATAGTCGCGTCAAGGTTATTTAATCTTGAATCGCTGGTTAATAGTGGATTTGTAGGAATAGAATTAACGCTAGTCTGTGATGATCTTGTGCTGACTGCCGCATCTAGATTATCTATCCGTTCTTTAGATCCATCCCAATGCAAAGTCCCTGCACCCAAGATCGTTGATCCGTTTTTGATGAAAACAGCGTAATCGCCAGCAGATAAGCCACTAATACTGCCGTAATAATGCCCAGTCGTGCCTCGCTCTGTAAGAGTTTGAGCCGAAAGCGTTACTGTATTGCCATTCACCACATCATAAGTTAGTGTTAAGCCAGATGATCCAAGATAGTTGATTTCGTTTGACATTTTTAGACCATTTTATAATTTACCGAGTATTTTAAATTGCTGTAAGCCCCATCAAAACTTTGCAGAATCGCGTTTATATTGAGACTGCCACTCGCGTAAAGATCTAACGGAATAGTTACAGGGCTTGATTCATAACTCCCAACAGCAAAAAGCTGCTTTAAAAGATACCCGATAGTGTCATCCATCGGTTTAGATTGAACTCCGTTTGCGACAGATCTAAAGCCATAGAACCACAAACGCTGAGCTATACCTGTATTAGTGAATCCAAATGTCACGCTATCAACTAATATGCCTGTTTTATTCGATTTAAGAATAGAATAAACAATTGCAAGGCTTACACTACCACCAACAAAATATGAATAATTACCCGAGATGCTGAAACAGATTAAGTTTGCTATTCCCAGTCTTTCGATTAGACCAATAGTAGCACCGCTTAAAGTTCCATCAGCCGATAATTTAATCTCTTGCAAGTAATCATTGCCGCCACCCGTACCAGTATAAGCGACGACCAAGCTTAAGCCGTCATCGCTTCGACCAAAGCCTCTAATGTTGCTTGAAGTCGGGGTCGTCAAGTAGGACGACATTGATAATTGGGTATTGTAAGTTACAGAACTTAAGTTCCAAGCACTTCCCAGCGTGTATTGATATAGCCTGTTATTATTAATGCCAAGAGCTATCAGGTTTAAACCTGATACAGACAAACAAATGTCCCGCATGCTAGTGTCTTCGCTATTCAAAGAGAAGCTTCTAGATTGATAGCTCGCAGAGGATATCTGCCAAGCAGTCCCAAGACTGTATTCGTAGATAGTATTAGCCGACGCAGTCCCTAAAACTATCATTTTTGTTCCATCTGCCGAAATATCAAAGTCTCTAATATCTCCGACCGTACCCGAAATGTTTATTTGTCCGATATAAGAGGCACTATTAATATCATAAGGAATAGCTAGATTATATTCCGCGATGAAGTCCGAAGGAGTGGCTTGTGCTAAATATGCCTTTGTGCCATTATTTCTAATTCGGCAGCTTTCGATTTGCCCCGAGATTTGAGCATTAAAATTTTTATTGCCTGACTGGCTGATCCCATTTAAGGGACTTGCTGGATTAATAGTCTTATTAAAAAGATTGTATTCAGCACTTGATGTCGTAACGCTGCCAATACTTGCGAAAGCCTGAATGAAAGGCTCATTCTTGATCTGATCGAAATAATTCGCACCACCGCCACCTTGTTGATTGATTATCATGCGTAGTTTAGACTCCCCTTAATCGCCCAAGCTGCCGCAAGCGTAGTCACTCCGACGTTATTGCTAATAGTTGCAGATGTCTTCTCTAAATCTGATTTAGCGAAGCGATTCACCTTCCAGGCACCAGCACTGGTCAAGCCACCAAAATAATAATAATTCAGATCGCTGGCATCCTGCTCTAGTCCGATAAAACCAGAATTAAATAAATCTCGAATGTCTTCTAAGCTTGTTTTATAAGATTCTGTTCCGTTTGCCGACTCAATCTCGATCATGTAAGTCGAGTTCAGCTCAGGGACTAAAGCTAAATCATTAATTTCTGCCTGACCTTGCTCGCCTGCTGGCTTTCCAATGACTCTAATCGTTACCATTTTTATAAAATCCTTAAATCTTCATCCGTCGTTATTCTTCCAAGACTATCCGTGTAACTAGATTCCTCTAGCTCTAGGTTTAACTCTTCTATTGTAGTTGTAGGCGTTGCAGCCGTCAATTTCGTAACTGCTTTGAATTCGAGCAATATCGCAGCCTTTGCCGTGAATCCTTCTGCCTGTGAATCATAGAAGAACTTAACCGACTTAATATCTAATAGTGAGCAAGTTCCATCAAAAACTTTATTTTGACCAGTACCAGAAGGGGTAAATTTAGCTAACTCTATCGTACCAAGAACGGCTTGGACTGCATCATCTAACGTACTTGCAAGATTAGAATTGTCATTTTCAGCATTAAGTATGATCTCTAGAAGCAGATCGCCAGTGATAGCGTAGGTTTGCGACCCTCTCGCGTAATTAGAAAAATCAAGCTCTTGAGGATAAATTAGGATTGATTTTTGTAAAGATTCCTTTGATTTATTAATAGAATAAAAATTATCAATCAAAATCTCATAATCGTCAAAAATCACATTATCTGTGAGCTTTTCAGCGATTTTAGCTTTTAGGTTTTTGAGAATTTCCATTCTAAATTAAATCCAGAAGTTCCATAGCGATGACACCGCCTAAAACCTGCATAAATGCGATGTTATAGAGATCTGTCGCTGGAACAGCTCCGCCATCTATAGCCGCATAACACGCTATACGCCCACCTGCAACGGCTGCAACTGTTTGAAGCACATCAGGTGCAGAATGAGGGCTTAAAACTCTATTCCGAACATCAAATCGATACATTTGATTAATTGCTGAAGCGACATAGCCATTAATGTAGAACATGCGACCAGTGTCATCAAATGGTGCATAGCAGCCGCATGATCCAGTGTTAAAAGCAAAACTTGTCCCATCGTAAAGGACGCTTGAACTCCATGCCCCGTTTACACCGCCAGCAATATCCAGCAAATCTAAAACAGTCGAGCCACCGCCTCTAAAGAAAAATAGATGAGAATTTCTAGAATTTTTATCCGCATCAGGTCTAATCCCAAAAGCTGGAGCAAGCATGCAACCAGCTCCAGAAACTGCTGGCCCAACTCCGAATAAAGTCGAACTCCATGTATTTGCTGCCAAGTTAGTCGTGCCATTATTGTAAGCAGTGTCGTTGTAATTGTAGGTATATGTAGTAGTCGAAGCCGATGTCCTAAGAACCAATAAATTTGGTAACTCTATAACGAATTTCGCATTAGCTGACGGAGTAACAGCCCAGTTAGCTCCAAGTGAATAAATTGGAGCAGATACAGTCGGATTTCCTGCTGTATGACTGGAGATTATAGCTCTTTGCCCGACGGCCGCTGGAGTCGTTAAATCTTGTACGATTCTGATTTGAAAATTCCTAAACTCATTTGCAAGAACAGCCGAATCATCACCAGTAATCGATCCAGTGATACTCCCTGCGGCTGCGGCTGTTGCAGACAGGGCTTTTAAAACTAAATTAGAGCCGCCTAAAATACCAGTAATAGTATTATAAGTCGTCGCTCCTTTAATCATCCCCTCTCCAGGGAAGCAATCAAACGGAACATACTGCTCATCAAGGGCTACGATGCTTGAGT